TTGACTTAAGTTAAAATCTAAATCTTGTACATTAAAATGACCACGTAAAACATACACATCTGGATCATATTTCCTATCTCTATTTTCCATTAACAACAAATCTTGAATATTAGTTTCTGATAATGTGTCATATATTGGTTGATCTATTGTGGCCAAATCAGTTGATGGATTTTTTGGTCCAAGATACTTATGAAAGTGTAAGTCAGTACATCCAACAGTAAACATTTCATATATATTTTTATCTAAAAATTTATAATCATTTGATTTGTATGGTCTATATAATGAAAGTCTTGGGCACATATAATATCCTTTTGTATTATTTATTTATCAACATGATAAATATAGTATGGAGATAACATGATGAATATAGACCCACAACAATTAAATAATCCAGAAGAAGAACGTCAAAAAGTATATGACTATTGTAACTTAATGCTTGGTGGCCAAATGGTAGATGTTGAGTTAGATTTAGAACATTATAAAATTGCACTAGACAGAACATTGGCTAAATTTCGACAACGTTCACCAAATGCAGTTGAAGAATCTTATATGTTTTTAACATTAGAACAAGATAAAAATGATTATATTCTTCCACAAGAGGTTATCAATGTTCAAAGTTGTTATAGACGAACATTAGGGTCACGTACTGGTGGTGGAACAGGAACTAATTTTGAACCATTTAACCTAGCATATACTAATACTTACCTGTTAAACTCCACCATGTTAGGTGGCATTGCAACTTATTATATGTTTGCATGTTACCAAGAAATGGTTGGAAAAATGTTTGGTAGCTTTATTGAACATCAATGGATTAACTTTTCTCGTACATTAAGAATTTTACAAAGACCATTTGCTGATGATGAAGTCTTATTATTAAAAACTCAAAATTATCGTCCTGATTTTTCCTTAATCAATGATCTATATGCCGGACAATGGATCAAAGATTATACATTGGCTAATTGTAAGTTAATGTTAGGTGAAGCTAGAAGTAAATTTGCTTCAATTGCTGGACCAAGTGGTGGAAGTCAACTAAACGGTGCAGCGTTATTACAATCCGGTAAAGAAGATATTGAAAAGCTTGAAAAAGAGCTTGAAATGTTAGTTCCTGGTGGGACTGGTTATACCTTTATAATAGGTTAAAAAATAAATCTGTGTTTTTTGTCACACTTTGTTGCACATTTACAAAATGTGGCTATAATTTACTGTGTTCTGGGAAATGAATCACAGTTTGATAAATACAGGAACGTTAAATCGGTTTGTTGTTTTTTGGCAAATCGCTATAATCATACCGTGAGGTGAAATTCCTCACACTAGCTAATCATTGAGTTAGAGTCAAAGGAATGAAAGGGAAGCAACTAATAATCATCGGAAGGTTAATGGAGGCGTTATCTAGACTCGTTGGAATTTTTGAATATAGGAAAACTCAAATGAAAAATGTAAAATTAACCGCAGCTGTTGCTGCAATCATGTTTAGTGGCGTTGCTTTGGCAAATGGTAGTCATCACACCCCTGTTGCACAAATCGGTATTGACTTAGGTGTTGATATTGCGGCAGGTGTTAATGCATCTACCGCTGCAAGTGGTACTGCTGCTGGCGGAACTAATCAACATTCATATGTAGAATCTGGTGCTACTATGGCTACCCGTTCGACTGCTGGATTGAATGTTGCATTGTTACCAAACCCTGTTGTAGTAGTTGGTGGAGCTTCCCAATCAGTTGGTAAGTCATACTCATTCTCAATTGGCGGTGCAGGTACTGAAGGTTACGCTGGTTTCAGTGGTGGATCATACGCCTCAGTTGGAGCGTCAAACACATTGACAGTAGATGTAAATACTCGTCCAATTAAATTGGATGCTACCGTGAAAGTTGGCGGTGAAGCACTAGTTAGCACTGGCGTTCAAGGTACATCTTCAACTGGTCAGTTTGGTTTGTCAGTTACCGACGCAAAAGCTAACATGGTTACCGCATCTATTGCGGGTGCAAATGTTAATCTGTTTAACCCAGCCGTAACCGTTTTCGGCCAATCATTTACTGCTGGTAAAGCAGTTGGTAGCAATCATAGCTACGGTGATGGCGCTGGCAACTATAGCGCAGGTTATGCAGGATATTCCGGTGCTGGTGCAGAGGTCAACATTGGTTTAGATTTAACTAAAACTATTAAAGTTGGTTATATCAATCACCATGATGACGATCATCACGACGACGATTAATTAATATTGCAACCTAGCTAGGTGGAGGGGATTATTCCCCTCCCATTATTAAGATCAAATCAAATTAATATTAATTTTATAGGAATAATCAATGAAAAAAATCGTATTAACAATCATGTTGAGTGCATTAGCAATGATGGCACATGCTGATGTTACCACTAATGCTGCTGCTGACGCCAATTCTGTTGCAGGATCAGTGGCGGATAACAATTCTCAAACATACTCTGGCGCATATGTGGATAACCGTGATTTGTCACAGACACATGGTTCAGATGTTTCTCGTGGAGTTGGTGTGGCAATGGCACCTAATTTGGCAACTACCTTAACCGAAACCTGTATGGGATCAACTAGCTTTGGTGCTGGATTTTCTGGCGGATCATTTAGTTTTGGTACAACCTGGCGCGACTCTGCTTGTGTACGTCGCTTAGATGCTAGACAAATGAGCGCATTCGGTGAATTGCCAGTTGCTATCGAAATGATGTGCGACAGTGAACTTGTTCGTGAAGCTGCTGTACGTGCAGGTCGTCCATGTGTAGTTGACGGTGGTACAGCACGTTTGATGCCAGCCTCATTACCAATGGCAGAACGACAAATAGTACCTTCTCCAGAAGCTGCTGCCGCAGTAGTTACTGAAACAGTAAGAGAATAATTTAATTTATTATTGAAGAAAGGGGGATTATTCCCCCTTTCATTTATGGTCACATGAAAAAAATAGTATTAATATTATTAATCACCATGTGTAATAATGCCAATGCGGTGTTATTATCTCAAGTAATTGATTTAAAACATAATACCATAATTGCATCAAAAACGCAAGGTCAAATATATGTTTATAATGCAGAATCACATGATATTGTTGCCACATCAGCATTATTTGGTAAAAAAATAGGTGATAATGTTAACTCTAAATCAGATAAAATCACACCATCAGGTGTATTCCAAGCAGAAAAAATATTTAGTACTCATTTAAAAGAAAATGCAACGGTGTTTCTTAGACAAGATGGGGTATTATATGCTATTCATCCGGTATGGCGCGGCAATCCTGGTCAAGCAAGAGAGCTAAGATTAAACTCCCCATCATCGACTGATAATAGAATAACTAATGGATGTGTTAATGTTCCAAAAGATTTTTATTATCAACATATAGATACATTGCGAAATGGGTCTACTGTTGTAATAATTTTACCAGAGAATGAATATGTCAATGATGATATATCTGGTCCACAAACTGTAGAAATTAATCCACGAACTGCAATTCCTGTTCAACTGAATGAAATGTCATTTTATGAAGGTGATCCAGGTAATGATGGTTCACAATTTAAATTTTAGGTAAAAATATGATTTCAAAAATATTAATGACATCATTAGTTATGATGTTAGTGGGATGTGCTACGATAAAGGATCGTGACTTTGAAAAAGAAGAAAAGGAATATATTCAAAAATATGGTGAACGAGCATTAGCTGATCCATTATATCAAAAAGATACTCCCAGAATGGTTTCCGCAGCAAACAAAGATCATGTTACGGTGACATTAACTAGACTACCAGATGGTAAACATCCTAAAGGACCACGATTACAAAATTGGGTTGCAGTTGTGTCTAATCATAATGAAGTTGATAAATGTGTTTCCATATCATGGGCATTAATGGATTTTGAATTAATTACTGATAATATATCTTATGTAAAAATACCTGCACATGGATATATTGCAGATTATGCTAAATTTAAACAAAAAGTTTGGGAAATGAATGGTATTACATTGGCATTACCGCCATCTGGATATATTACTGAAATTGATGTTAAAGATTTAGATAAAGATGATAAATGTGACTTTATAATGGATGAAGAAGATATTGTAACGAGGTAGTATGACAAGAAGTATAATTGGATTAGTTGGTTTAATTGGATCAGGCAAAGGTACTGTATCAGATTATTTAGTTAATAATTATGGATTTATAACTGAATCATATGCTAAATCTGTGAAGGATTGTGTATCATCGATTTTCGGATGGCCGAGACATTTATTAGAAGGTGATACACAAGAATCACGAGTGTTTAGGGAGCAAGTAGATGAATGGTGGTCATATGCATTAGATATTCCTAATTTCACCCCACGATATATGTTACAACAATTTGGTACTGATATTATGAGGGAGCATTTTAATCGAGAAATATGGATTCATTCAGTGAGAAAAAGAATATTATCTTCAGAGAATAATATTGTAATAAGTGATGTTCGATTTCCTAATGAATATAATATGATTAAAGATATGGGTGGTTCTGTTATATTAATTAAAAGAGGTACTGATCCACAATGGTTAAAGGATTATGTTAATTTGGGAATAAAGCCACCAGATAATATACATGAAAGTGAATATTCATGGACAACAATGGATTATAATTATATTGTATATAATGACGGAAATTTACCTGAATTATATGAACAGATTGATTTTTATATTAAATAATATTAAAAATCATATTTATCATTTTGAATATAAAATACTAAAAACCATCTGAATAAGTAGCCATTTTTTGCCATATTCTACTAAATACAAGGAAGTTCATAGGAGAATACAATATGGCTACTTTAAGCTCCCCAGGCGTTTCAGTTCAAGTGATTGATGAATCGTTCTACTCACCTGCGGAACCAGGAACAACCCCGCTAATTATATTAGCAACCGCAGAAAATAAATTAAATGGTGCTGGCACTGGAACAGCTCCAGGCACGTTAAAAGCGAATGCCGAAAAAGTATACTTAGTTACCAGTCAAAAAGATTTAGTCGATACGTTTGGTGATCCAATATTTAAAACTGACGCCAATAATAATCCTATTCATGCTGGTGAACAAAATGAATATGGGTTACAAGCAGCTTATAGTTTTTTAGGTGTTAGTAATCGTGCGTTTGTTGCTCGTGCAGATATCGACTTAGCAGAACTTACCGCATCGGCGGAAGAGCCACGTGGTGTGGCTGATAATGGAACATATTGGTTTGACATCAATGATTCTTCATATGGAATTTTTGAATGGAATGGAAACCCAATGACAATAAAAGGTGGACAATCATTCACTAATAAAATTCCATTATTGATCAATGATGTTACACAAGTTGCGGATTATGATGCTGGTGATTACAGACCAAAAGCGAGTGTTGGTACAATTGGTGATTATGCTGTTGTAACAGTTACTACCTCAAACGAATTATTTTTCAAAAATCAATTTGGTAATTGGGTTCAAGTTGGAAGTAATGAATGGCAAAAATCATGGCCAGCTGTTTCAGGAACCAAATATGCAACCTCATTAACTGCCGGTGATAATTTTTTCATTAATGGCACAATGATTACTGCTGGTACTACACTACAAACCATTGTTGATGAAATTAATGCAGCACAGATTTATGGTGGTGCAATTAGTGCAGCTGTGGTAAATAATAAATTACAAATATTTAATGATGGTAGCTATACTGCAAATACTACTGATAGTTCAGAAGGTGATGCTATCCATATTTATGGTGGTACACAAGGAAATCTAGTTGCAGCTAACGCATCTGATAGTGTATTAGGTATTGCATTTGGTGTATATTATAATCCACATTTGACTATTAGTAAACACACTGAAGTACCTGAATATAAATTAAAAAATCCTCAACCTCGTCCTACAGGTTCTGTATGGGTTAAATCTACTCAACAAAATGTTGGTGCACGTTGGAGAATGAAACGTTTCAATAGCATGACTCGTATGTGGGATGTTATTGATGTTGGTTTATATAAAAATGCACAATCTGCATTATATAATTTAGACAAAGTTAATGGTGGTTTAAATATATCCGTTGGTGATGTATATGTAAATTATAATTTCACTGAAGATTATGGTTTAGATGATTCTCCATTAATGGCAAACTTTAAGTTAATGAGAAGAGCGGATACCGGTGAAACTGTAATTGTTTCTAGTAGAATTTTAGCTGATACTTTACAAGCAGGAACCGAACCTAATTCACATTCATTTGTAATGGCGGAAAGTGTATTAGGATCAGAAGAATTAGGTGATTATGATAAATCTGGAACATATCAATCTAAATTGATTTCATTCCAGGCCACTGGTACTACTGATGATGCAAATATTATTGCAGCTGCAATAAATGCTGCTGGTTTCCAAAACTTATATGCTGAAGTTGATGCTTTAAATCGTGTTTTAATTAAACACAAATTAGGTGGTGATTTCCGTATTAGAGAAGGGGCAGGCGCACCATTTACCAGTATTGGTTTTGCAGAATATAATACAGTTAGTAAAACCGGTACATTAAATTTATCATTAGCACCATCAGGTGATGTATTGCATGATTATGTTGCATCATTATGGGCACCATTAAATTATGTTGCTAGTGCAAATGAACCAACTACTTTAGCACCAGATGGTAAATTATGGTACAGTTCTATCATTGATGAAATTGATATTATGATCAATGATGGTAATAAATGGGTTGGTTATAAAACCTCAACAAGTCCATTTTATAGTGCAACTGATGCAGAACAAACCGATCCAAATGGTCCATTAGTATCTGCCAGTGTACCAGAAACTCAATCCGATGGAACACCATTAGTAACTGGCGACTTATGGGTCGATACTAGTGATATGGAAAATTTCCCAGTAATTTACAAATATTTTGCAGAATTTGAAAATAAACCAATTAAATATCGTTGGATATTAATTGATAATACTGACCAAAGTACTGAAGATGGAATTGTATTTGCGGATGCTCGTTATAATACTGCTGGTGAAAATTCAAATACTCCTGGTGTAATATCAGATTTATTAGAATCCAATTTCGTTGATTTTGATGCACCTGATCCAGTATTATATCCAAAAGGTATGTTGTTATGGAATACTAGACGTTCAGGATTTAACGTAAAACAATTTAAACATAATTATATTAATCCATCTGAAGATAACCAAAGATATGGACCAGCTCCATTATTTTCTGGTGAATCACAAGAGTTTTATTATATTAATCGTTGGGTTACTGTTAGTTCCAATCAAGAAGATGGATCAGGAACATTTGGACGTAAAGCACAACGTAAAGTTGTTGTACAACAATTGCAAGCAATGGTTAACTCTAATCAAGCAATGCGTGATGAAGAGAGCAGAGTATTCAATTTAATTGCAACACCAGGATATCCAGAATTGATTGGTGAAATGATTTCATTAAACTTTGATCGCGGATTAACTGCTTTTGTAGTAGGTGATACTCCAGCAAGATTAACTAGCGATGCTACATCATTATTAGAATGGGGTACAAATGTTAATTTAGCCGTTGAAGATAATGATTTAGGTGCAGCAAGTTATGATGAATATATGGGTATGTTCTATCCATGGGGATATTCAAGTGATAACTTTGGTAATAATGTAGTGGTTCCACCAAGTCATATGATGCTACGTACAATTGCGTTAAATGACCAAGTGGCATATCCATGGTTCGCTCCAGCTGGTTTAAGACGTGGTGGTGTTAACAATGCGACAGCCGTTGGTTATATTGACAAAGAAGGAGAATTCGTGTCAGTAGCATTGAATAATGGCCAACGTGATACATTGTATGATGCAAAAATCAACCCAATCACATTTTTTGCGAACTCTGGATTAGTTAATTTCGGTCAAAAAACTCGTGCACGTTCTGCAAGTGCATTAGATAGAATTAACGTTGCACGTTTAGTAATATACTTACGTAGACGTTTATCTATATTGGCAAAACCATTTATTTTTGAACCAAATGATAAAATAACAAGAGATGAGTTAAAAAGTGTAGTTGATGGTGTAATGTTAGAATTAGTTGCACAACGTGCTATTACAGACTTTTTAGTAGTATGTGACACTAGTAATAATACTCCTGCCCGTATTGATCGTAATGAATTATACGTTGATATTGCAATAGTACCAACTAAAGCAGTTGAATTCATATATATTCCATTAAGATTGAAAAATACTGGAGCTATTTCTGGTGCAGCATAAACTGTAAATCATATGAGAAAAGGCGGGATTTCCCGCCTTTTTTTATGCTGTAAGAAAAAATAACCATAGAATGATAAATACAATAGAATATATATAGGAGCTATATAAAATGGCAATTGCAAGCTTATCAAGATTTACAGTACCATTGGACAGCGATCAATCCGCTAGTACCCAAGGTCTATTAATGCCAAAATTAAAATATCGTTTTAGAGTTACTTTACAGAATTTTGGTGTATCAAGTACTACTACTGAATTATCCAAACAAGTTATAGATTTCAAAAGACCAACATTATCATTTGATGATATATTGATTGATGTATATAACTCACGTGTTAAATTAGCAGGTAAACCAGCATGGTCAGAATCTGTATTAAATGTTAGAGATGATGCTACTGGTCAAGTTCAAAAATTAGTTGGACAACAATTACAAAAACAATTTGACTTTTATGAACAATCTAGTGCTGCTGCGGGGGTTGATTATAAATTCACTACTCGTTGTGAAATATTAGATGGTGGTAATGGTGGTTTTGAACCTGTTGTTTTAGAAACATGGGAATTATACGGATGCTATATCAAACAAGCAGATTATGGAAACTTGGATTATAAAGCTAATGAACCAGCAACTATTGCATTAACATTGTTATTTGATAATGCTATCCAATCTCCAAATACTTTAGATAATGGTGTTGGTGAACGTGTGGGTAGACCAAATCCAATGAACACCTTATCTACCGGTGGTCCAGCTAGATAATAAAAGGTTTACATGGCTAGTTCAGCAGTAAGAACATTTTATCAAAATCCCCTTGATGGTGACGATTTAAGAGATTATCGTCACGCATCAAAGGTATTCACAACCAATTCATTTCGTTTAGCACCAAAAAGTAAATTTAATTTTTTTGCTCATATTGTGTTAAATCCAGAAGTTGTAAGTACTGAATTTTTATCTAAACATTCAGAAGAACTTAATGTGTTATTGAAATCTGTTCAATTACCCAAATATGATATAAAAACTGAAACATTAAACCAATATAATCGAAAAAAAGTAGTTCAAGTAACTTCAGGATATCGTCCAACACAATTAGTATTTCATGATGATAATTATGGAGTTACTAGAAAATTATGGGAAGAATATTACAAATATAATTTTGGTGATCCTACTCGTGCTGAAAATCCTGATAGATATTATACTAGATCAGCAATGAAATCATTTGAGGCTAATTCTGGTGGAAAATATGGATTAGATAATGGTGGATATAAACAATTCATCCGAAAAATAGTTGTGTATCATATGGGGGTAAATGTTTCATTAGATAATACCAATGCAATTCATGGATGGAATAGTTATTCATATATTAATCCAGTAATAACTGACTGGAGTCATGATGATTTAGACTATAGTGTTGGTGGAGAATTATCGAAACATACATTAACAATAAATTATGAAGCAGTTGCATATGATAGTGGTGAAATTACCAAAGATAATCCACCAATATTTTCCGATCCACAATACTATTTTACAGAACATAGTCCATTATTAAGAAAATAAAATGAGTACAGAAATTATAGATAATACTTCCGAAGAAATGAAAAAAGTATTAGATAAGTTATATACTACTGAAATTTCATTTCCATCAAATCAAATTGATGCCATTTTTGGATTTTTTGTTAAAAGAGGATTCAATGAAC